CTCCTCTATATTTATACCCCATTACACCATATCACGCATTTCAAGTAAAACTAAGAAGAATAAGTCTTTTTGATCCTCCATAATTTCAGACAATTTAATAGGATGACCAAAAATTATTTCAACCTTTTTCAGAATTTTTGCGGCATTCTCCTCATCAGCAGCCACTAACTGTGTCCACAACGCTGACGCTTCCGCGCGAATTTCTTCATAGGACATTTCATTTTCAATTTTCTTTTCAACCTTATCAACAACTTGCGCGCCTTCTGCGGCCGAAGTGTCAATTGCTTTAACAATTGCATCTTCCAAATACGAATAGCCGAAAGGTATCTTAGCAGGAAGATTTTTCCAACGACTACCCGCAGAAATTGTAGGAGTTGATTTAGTAATAAGCCAACGATGACTATTACCATCTTCATCCCAATCCGTTGTAATCATACCCATTACATCGACAAGACCATTTATAATTGGAATACATCTTTTGTCAAGGTCAGGTGCAATTGCTTTTATATCCACATCATCTTTAGTTCCAATTACACTTTCTTTCGTATGACAAGTAACAATTAAGCCATAACCAAGAGTGATAATTGTACGAAGCGTTTTTGCAAATTCTTCGTCTCTTTCCTTATATCCTTGACCATAAGGAATTTCATTAATTTTTTGAACTCCGCGCTGGCTGCATACATACGCAGTAGCAAGATCCCAAGCTTCATTAAGAGTATCAAAAACAATATTTTTAAATTTTTCTTGAACCGCAGGTTTATTTAATTCACGAATAATCTGCTTAACATCAGTCCATTTAGTAATTGTATATTTATATACACCTGGATGTGCATTATAACCATTCTCAAAGTCGAGAATTAATGTATCAGGTGACTGCGCGCAGAATTCGCTTTTACCGATTTTAGGAGGACCCGCGAGCAAAAGAGTTTTACCACTCAAGCTTCTGTCAATGACAGAAGGCTCAAGTTCTAACAAATTAAATGCCATAACTCAAGCCTCCCTATCAATTAAAATCCAAGATCTATTTTCTTAGAACTCTGCGCCGGAGCTGCTTTTGACTTTGCTCTTGACATATCTTTTGCTTTCTGAGCTTCAAGTCTTGCCTTTCTATCAGCGAGTCCAGTCTGGATATCGCTAGTGTCATAGGCCATATCGCCTTCAAGAGGAGCAGAGTTACCACCGACAATTACAATTTCACTTACATTAATTGTACGAGTTTTAATTGTGGGTTCACCAAAATCAGCCTCTTCTATAATTTCTTTTGTAGTAGAACTGAAGTTAAGTTTAACCTTAACTCTTACAGTATCGCCTTCTGACCAGTAAGTATTAGCAACATCAATTGCCTGCGGAGTTTCCACATAGAAAGGAATTACGTCAACCTTTCCGCCATACTGAGGTACGATACCTCTTATGATAAGACGACCAGTCGGCTCATCATTTTCAATTTCTTCTTTCTTTTCTGCAACACAGAACTCAATCTGTCCTTCTGCTTTAGAATTAAACTGATCCTTACTTACTTTATTTACAAAAGAAGCCTTAACTCTCGGGAAGGATACAAGAGTTTCATTACCAGTATAATATTCGTTCATTTCAAGAGACGCAGTAAGACGAATTCTATCAGCCGCATCTTCTCCACCTGCTGCGATTGATACCATATTTGTCTTAACATTATCAATAGAAGTATAAGCCGGATTCGGATTACCGTCGTTCTTATACTTTGCTGAGAACATATGAACAGGAATCATAAGTTCTTTTTCTTTTCCATTTATAATCTGATTAACCTTAACGGTGATTTTACCACCAATTGCTTCTACAGTTTTTCCATTTTTGTTAAAGGAAGTGTAGTTCAAGTCATTTTCCGCAAGGATACCTTCAATATAAATACTATTAGCTGCTTGTCTTAACATTTTTCATTTCTCCTATTCTTATTATTTTTTTCTTTGTTCTTGCGAAACTTAGGGCGAGTTTTACCTCGCCCTCTTTTTCTCTTTTAAAATTACTTTCTCTCAGGAAGAGCCTCAAAAACTGCCTCATAATCGGGAGTAAGATTTACGTACTTAGCAGGCTTATCTTCGCCTTCTACGGGAACATCTTCTCTAACTGCAAGATGTTTCTTAGTAAGGTCAGTTACGTTAGCGCCGATTGAACGAGGAGTCTTGTCAAAAGCCGAGCAAAGCTCGTCGATAGATACGTGACCGCCGTTTGCCTTCAGGTACTCAAAGATTGCGTTTGAATTTTCAGTAAGTTTAGCCATAGTTCATTTCTCCTTTTAATAAAATATTTTTTATATTAAAGAGCGGTCTCACTCTTTATTACAATATTATTATACACTAATTTTTGAAAAATTTCAAATTTTAAGAACCGATTTTTTAAATTGAAATTCCGATTACTTTATTTTTTCCAGTTAACTTAATTGAACGTGTGCCTTGCGCGCCTCTGCTACTTAAAGAAAGGTCTGCAATTTTTAATTTTATTTGCGACGCACCGCTCACAACGAATAATTCTTTAGCATCATTATAAGGAATAAAATCTACAATTTTATCGTCATCAGTTAATATTTGACACTTAACGCCTTTTGTTCCGCGGCTGGTCGTTGAAAATTCTGATATAGCTGTGCGCTTTATATAACCTTCTTTTGAAGCAGTTATAATTTCTTTTGCACTTGGCATTACTATGCGTGCGGCTGCTACTTTATCGCCATCATTTAATTTAATGCCGATAACACCTTTAGCTGCTCTACCAATTGCAGTTATATCTTTTGTTTCACAAATCATTAAATGGCCTTTTTCAGTTACAAAACCAATTTTATCTGTATCTGTAATTAAAACTGAAACAATTTCATCGCCATCACCAAGAT